ATGACCACTCTTAACTCTATTGCTAAGGGCGGAGCAGGTGCTGCGTGGCACTACGCACGGGTACTGGGTAGCAAGACTGAAATGAAGGCCGCTGAAGCCATGCTGAACGACGTAGAACTAGACGCCGTGAAGTACATGGAATCTAACTCCGTGGTGGAGATCAACCCACTTAGCGACATTAAGCGGAACCTACGACCAACTGCTGTTAAGGCGCTGGCTGCACCGTTTGAGTTCACTATCCGTCACTCCGAGCTTATTGCCCGGTCTATGGCGTTTATGGGATATGTCTCACATTTACAACAGTCTGGTAGGTTTGATACCTCAACCAAAGAAGGGCGTATGAAGCTCTTTGAGATGGCCGAGGATATGACCAAGATGTCCATGACTGACTACCGCCCCCAAGAGCGTGCCCTGATCTTTGAGAAGGGTGGCTTGACTGGAGACGCTGCGGCTACCCTACACTCCTACCAGATCAACAACCTTGCACAGCTTACCAAGTTTGGCAAGATGGCTCTAGACGGCAATGCAAAGCCCCTAGTGATGATGGTTGGTATGCAGGCTATGGCCGCTGGCCTCACAGGTCTGTGGTTCGTTGAGGATCTTGACGACATGTGGGAGAACGTAAAGAAGCTCCTGCCACATGACGAGTACATGAAGGTCAAAGATATGTCTATCAAGAACTTCATCCTCGACAACTTCGGAGATACGGCAGCCTACGGACTGGCTTCTAAACTGTCTGGAACTAACATCCACACCCGTATGAACGCTTCGGATCAGCTCCCTGTCTGGCCGTTTGAGCCGCAGTTGGGGGCCGACTCGTTGACCGACCTAGCCCCATTCATTGAATCTACGGCAGACATGGGCAAAGCAGCAGTTGTAGGAGTTAACCCTAACGCGACGGAGCAGGAGAAGATGGCTGCATTATACAAAGCCGCCCCTGCCGGTGCCCAAGGGCCTATAGAGAATCTCCCTGCCTTCAATCAGGGTGATACGTCACTTAACACTAAAGACCTTACCCTAGGTGAGTATCGACGTACCCCAGAGGAGAAGGACCTACGCAACTTCGGGTTCCGTTCCCTAGAAGAGCAGAAGTTTAAAGATAAGAAGTGGCAACTCTCCAAGGTAGAGCATCAGTTACAGGATCGGATATCTACTGCTGGTAAGAAAGCTACTCAGTTTATTATTTCAGGGGATATGTCAAAAGCCGAGGCTGAGCTAAAGAAGTATCAAGAACTCGGGGGTGACGTAGAAACCCTAGTAAATGGACTAAGCAAGGCGCAGTTGAACAGAGCAACTGTGGAACTAGAACGCAGGGCACTAGGAGCCGAAAGTGGCTCACTGCCTGCGGTCATGAAACTTAAGAGGTATTTAGACGTATATGGAGATCAGACTAAGCGATAACTTCTACCTATCCGAGTTCACTCAGTCGGAGACGGCTGCTCGTAAAGGAATTGACAACACTCCACCGGACTTTGCTATCAACAATCTTCGGCGTACAGCGGAGTTATTGCAACTCATTCGCAATAAGATCGGGAAGCCTATCACAATTACCTCTGGATATAGATCCCCAGAGCTGAATGTGGCAATTGGCGGGGCCAAGAACTCAGACCACACTCGCGGTAATGCCGCTGACTTTGTATGCCCATCCTTCGGATCGGCCAAAGAACTTGCTCAAATGATTATCAACAGCAAGATTCCTTTTGGCCAGATTATCCTAGAAGGAACATGGGTACACATCAGCACAGAGCCTAAGAGTGACATTAACCGAGTACTTACCGCTCGCTTCGAGAACGGGAAAGTTACCTACACCCCGGGGATTTAAATGGGCATTGATCCAATCACAGCCATAAGCAACACTGTTACGACGATTATCGACAAGATCTTCCCTGACGCCAATCAGGCAAACCTAGCCAAGCTAGAGCTAGCCAAGATGCAGCTTAAGGGGGATCTGGATACGATAGCTGGACAACTAGAGATCAATAAACAAGAAGCCGCTCACCGCAGCGTGTTCGTTGCTGGGTGGCGGCCCTTTATTGGTTGGGTATGTGGAGTGTCGTTTGCTTATAAGTTTGTTGTTGGTCCTCTGGTTGAGCAGATCAGTGTTGCCTATGGCTACAACTGGCCGGCTGTTAATATCGACATGGATGCTATGATCTACGTTCTAGGCGGTATGTTGGGCCTAGGCGGTCTAAGAACCTACGAAAAGGTTAAAGGCGTTACCAAGTAAAAATCAATAGTACAAATGATAAGGGCCCCAATTAAGGGGCCCTTTTTTTTTATCCTACTTCATCTGCTAGTCCGAGATTAACTGCCTCCTCTGCTGTCAGGATGGTGTCAAAACTCAACATCTCCCTCACTTTCTTAAGAGTAAACCCGGGATGCTTTACTTGGATCTTTGATAAATAGAGCTGTTCCATCCATGCACAGATCTTCTTGTCTTCCTCTGCCCACTTCTGAACAATCTTTGTGTGGTTGTTAAAGCCAGAGGTTCCGTAGTGAATCATTAGCCTGCTGTTAGGGGACATGATCCGACGATCTGCTGCCTGTAGGATGATGCTCCCCATACTCATTGCATGCCCAACTGCCCTAATGGTTACATGACAAGAACTAGCTTCGATAGTGTCGTAGATCGCCATACCATGATACCACTCCCCACCGGGGTTGTTCATGATGACAGTGATCTCATCAGAGAGCCCCGGCGCGGGCTGCATTCGCTCCAACACATGCATGGATTTAATGAAGCCCTCTGCCATCGAATGATTTACACCGGACTCATTCCCATCCCAGTCTGATGTGTATGATCCCATGAAGATGAGCCTAGCAGGGATAAACAAATCATACTCAAACCACTTGTCTACTTCATCGAGAGAGATCTTTTTAGTTGCCATGTTACCTCACGTAATGCCAGAACATAAACCCGTTAGCTGCCGCATAGCACAACCACATACCGGCTAAGTCAGGCTTCTTTATCATATAACTAGCAACACCGATCCAGATATATAGAAGGACTCCTATAAACAATGGAATCTCTGGTCTGTTTGCTGCTAGCTCAATTAACTGCCGCATGATCCACCTTTGCCTGTTACGTCACACACATCAATTTCCTCGAAAGTCGTACCCTTATGCTTTAAGGCGTCTTCGTAGGGGACTGCTGTGAGGGGTTGACCACCGCGACTTCCGTCTGGGTAACAAGTGAAACCACGAAGGAAGGGTGCATATTTTGCAAGTGTTTCTGAAAATTCTCGCACTCGGTCTTCATTATTTTGTTTGCTTCCCCAAGCGGGTAAGTTGATAGTGGACGAAATCGACATGTCAACGTAATCTTGTACGTCAGCTTGGAACTTGATTCGTCGTTCTGGGTCATTGGCTAGGTCTAGGGCTGTTTCAATGCTGGATGGATCACATCCCGTGCTTCTAATGATATGGTCGGCTGTGGCATCGACAACATACTGATAACGCCATTTAGTTCCATCGGTGAGAAAGCGTCGCTTGAATGCGACCGCAAATAGCGGTTCAATTCCCGTAGTTGTGCTGGCGAGAATGCCGATAGATCCAGTTGGCGCGATTGCTCGATAAGCAACTGGCTTGCTAATAAAAAGTCTTTCGCAATGTTCGTTAGCCGCCACTTCACTTCCTCTCTGGTATTCCACAAGCCATTGTCTAAGTTCGTCATCTACTTCGTACCGTTTACCTTTCTTTAGGAGCCATTCGTGAATTCCCATAAGTCCCAGTCCAAGCCTTCGATTTTTTTCACGGACTTTGTATACTTTCTCGTAGGGTAAATCGGCTCGGAGCGTGCCACAAACAAGGAATTTGGAAGCGAGTTCCACAACAGATTTGAACTCTTCCAGACTCTCGATATTTCCAAGATTGATTGAACCAAGATTGCATACGTCACTATCATCTGAAGACGTAACCTCAGTGCATGCGTTGCGAAGGGTTTCATTTTCCTTATCACCAAAGTTAAAGCTGAATCCCGGTTCCCCGGTCATCATCGCTTGGCGGCAATTCTCCAAGAATACAGGGTTTGTGGGGTCCAAGCTCACTGGCATTCGTATTGACCCAACACCAAGAGCCCCAAGCCCAGTCTTTTCCACATAGGCCAGTGCCGCATCGTCGTAGTTCACGCTGATGTTGGTCATGTCCAGCGGGGAGTTGTGGTTGAAGTTTACTTGCTTCGCGTCCCATTGGGTTACTCCGGGGATGATGGACTGATTGTGCCAATTCTTAGCTTTAAGGAAGTCGCTAATGTCCGCATGTTGCCAGTTAAGGCTCGCATAAATAGCAGATCGTCGGGAACCCCCCTGCATAACATTTCGCCCGATCTCGTTGATCGCATACATGAGAGGGATAGGCCCCGAAGCAACTCCTCCAGTTCGAGCAAGTGACTTTCCAGCTTCGCGCAGTCGTGAGTAGTCAATTCCAATCCCTCCGCCAGTCATCAAACAGCTCATTGCTCGCCATGTTACATTGCTCCATTCTTCTCTTGTGTCTTCCTCGGCTCGCAGTAGATAGCAATTGTTGTAGTATTTTGCTGTTCGCCCAGCGTAATAAAGATAGCGACCTCCCGGAATAAACTTTTGTTCTTTAATAAGTTTCGCAAGCTCCGCCCGATCTCCGTCTGACATGAGTTTATTAGTTGTTCCCCATCGAGATCCGCATACGTCTTCGACAAGACGCTCCGCGAGGTTGTCCCATGTGTCATTGGGTCCTTGGGCATACTTTCGTCGAAAGATTTCTTCGGCAAAGGGAGTTCTGAATCTATTGAGTTGCACTTATTCTCCATTTTTCTTTTGAATGTCTGTAATAGCCTGCTGAGCTTCTTCTTCCTTGACAGTATCAATGAAGTGTTTGCGAGTCCTGTGCCCCTTAAAGGCTTCCCGATGGTTGTGCTTTTCCTGATCTTTGGTATTCCTTTTTGGAACCTTTTTTTCAGTCATGTCGATCCGTTTTGGATAGGATGTTTTCAATGACATCAAAGACCTGTTTTTCATGCGCCGTAAAGTCTTTAGGAAACATAAAGCTATTCTTACTTTCTAGCATTTTTTGTTTAGTGTGTGCTAGAAAATCACGAAAATGTAACCATTCTTCTTTACGATCAAAAGTAATTGTAATTGGGCTAAATTGAGTTGAGATTCTCATTTCTCTGGCCGTTCTTTCAGTTCCTTATGCTTTACTTCCATAGTCTCAATGTACTTGTCAAGGAAGTGCCTAGCTTTTTGCAGGTCTTCGATCCAACCTTTATCTTTCCAGCGAGTGACGTACTTGATGATGCTCCCCTGAAAGTAGTCTAGATCATTGGCAATGATGTAGTCCCAAACTTGGATCTTCTGCTTCTTGTAATGCTCACCACCAATTTGCCGGAAGGAGGAAGCACCCAAAGCATTTTCGAGCTTCAATGAGTTCGTAGTCTCCTTCAAATCCTGTTGCATTAGGCCCCAACGTTTGCGAGCTATTTCCTGCTCCTCCTGTGGGAACAGTAGTTTGAATGTCTCCCAGTCCGTGCGGGAACCCTGCGTAGTCATCAGTTTGTTCATCTCTGTATTCATAGGTTGAATTTGGTTTTGCCATAAACATTGATTTATACATTTTTACACGCTCAGGAATTTGTCTTTCGCGGCTTCGGTGTGGTTACCACGGAACCAGTGCGCACAGTCTTGGCACTGGAACCTAGGATACTTCCCTGCATTCGTAAGATGGTATCCGCGACGTTGAAAATGATCGCTTCCGCAATTTGGGCAAACCAGATCGCCGGTGTGTACGGAATGGTTGGCATGTCCTTTAATCCAAGGCTTGAGCTTGTAGTAGACTTCTTCAAGGGTGATAATGTCTCCCTTGTTGTAGACTTCCATTTCTTCCCATGCATTCTTATCCCTCTCCATGCACTTAATCCATAGCTCATGTCCACGGTGCTTGACTTTTGCCTTTACACCTAGGGCTGTGGCTACGTAGTCCAGCTTATTACTTGGGAACTTAAACTGCTGCCGGGCTGTCCTGAGCAAGTCAATCTGCTTATAGGGAGCCGGTGGGGTTATTCCATGTAACAGAAACTCCTTGTTCAGAGTAGGAATATCAAACTTAGTGCCGTTGTAATGGATAACAGCGTCAGCTTCGCTAAGAAGTTTGTGGACTCGTTTAAGCATCCGTTTGGGGCCTGATCTAACCACTGAATCAAACATAACGCTATCACTACCAAGCCACTTAGCAGCCCAACAAAGTACATAACCGGAATCAATGATTTGAGGAAGTCCAACATTTTGTTGCCATAACCCCCATACGTGAACTAGATTAGGTGCTGTTTCGATATCTAACAGGAGTACCTTCATTGTTATTTTTCCAATTTCAGCGCGAAAAATTTATTTCCTAGCTTCATGTGCAGACACATGAAAAAGTCAGCACAACGTAAGGTAAGTTTCATTAGGAACTTAAGAAAGCGTAACTTCACTGGACTAGCTCCGATGGTGGGATAACACGGTACTCATCCTCCTCCTGTACAAAGGGAAGTGCCCCATTGGCGAGTAGAACATTCAGTCCGATCTCGATAATAGAATCCATCTCTTCCTTAGAGAACTCACAGTCTACATGAAACACATCCCCGTCAATCTCCAGATGTTTTTTTACGTGCATTTTGTAACTCCATGAAGTGATCTAGCGTGATGACGGCTAGTGGTT